GTAGATATTGATATTCATCTTTCTCTTGTTTCTCACCTTTGATAGTCAATGTGTTGTCTAACACTTGAATATCAATTTCATCTTTGCTAAAGCCAGCAACAGCAAGTTCTACCACATACTTATTCTCATCAGCCTTGATGATGTTATGTGGTGGAAAATTAGTTGTTGGTCTAGATTCATTTAGAATTGCTTCAACATCACGAATAAAGTTTTCAAAGCCCAATGTTTGATTAAGAATCATTGGACCAAAACGACCAGTAATAGTCATATTTTTCTCCTTTTTAAGCAAGTTAAAATTTACGTGATCCATTAGGCATCACGACTCACTTGGCAATCTCGAACGCTGTTCGATTGACAAGATAAGTTCTTTGTGGGTTACTTTGATTGAATACTTTGATGAATTCATTCGAACCATCTTTAGTCACATCATTGTAATCCCGAGTATACACTTCTTCTTTTGTATACTTGTTAATTAGTCTCACTGGATTTTTTTTCACTTTGTTCATAGCCAGTCACCATTATTCAGCCTTACCTTTTTTACCTATGTTATATTTAGCAATCAATTCCCAATCATCTTTCTCTTTGAAGGAGATAATCTTAATCTGATGAATTGGTGCCATATTGTTCTCTACTATATCATAGTTTACAATCTTAATCAAGCCCCATTCCTCAAGTAAATTGGCAATAGCGTTGCGTCTTTGTACATCATTCTCGGTAATAGTAGATAACTTACCGTCTAGTGCAAATAATTCTTTAAAGTGTACGATGTAATACTTGCCTTGTTTATGTAGAATGTGGCAAGATTGATAAAGTACCTTTTCTTTCCTGCTTGAAACACCAATTCTTGTGAGTGTCTCACGTACTTTTAGGAAGTCATCCTGTTCTGTCAGTGTGACTTCCACAAATTTAGATAAATCAACCATGTCATTTTCCTAATCCGCCCTTGTGGGATTCTTCTTTTATTTTTTGGATTTGTTCTTTGCTGAGTAAGCGCAGGGCTTCTCTTGCTTTGGAATTGGACAGGCCATAAGCCAGTTTGATACATTCCAAATCATCGTTTTTTTCTGCCTTAGCCCACTTCGCAAAAGGTCTTTTCATAGACCTTATGGTATTTAGCAAAAAGTCATTTTGCATCTTTTTGTCTAAATGATGGCGGCGATTCATCTCATTGGCATACATAACACAGTCATTGTGCTGAGACAAGGCACGATTGACCAGAAATGGCTGATACTCCCGTTCAGTCAGATCATCAACGATCAGTTGCTTCTTAGTCTGAAGAATGGCGGTGGCATAGTCGAATGGATTACTCATGAATTTTTCAACTCAAGTCTGGCTTCGTGTATCCAATTTTTCCTGTATACTTCATTGTTACATATTGGATTCAAGATTCTAATAACTTCTTTTTCAACATCTTCAAGTGAGATGTGTTTAGAATCATGATTTATACGAACATACTTTACAGTCAAATTTGAATAGTCATCTTTGTATAATTTTTTATACTTCTTAGCGCCAGGATGTTCTCCAGTTTTCTCAGTTTTTCCCATGAGTTGGCAACAGAAGCGGCCGACCCTAGCCCTCAGTCCAGTTTTGTTAATGGAGATACCTACATAAATTGGTTCATAGTCTTTATAAATGCAATAAATTATAGGACCCAAATTTGTTGGAAACTTCTCATTATTCCAATAGTGAAAGCCTGTGATCTTTGTTAAGTCTGGCTGAAATCTAATACCATCTTGTTTCTTTAGTTCCAGTATAACCGCATCAGCAATATCAATAGGTTCTAAAGTCAACTCACCAAATAAATTCGTTCTCATTTAAACTCCACATTAGCCATTAGTTCAGTTAGACAAGCAACAAGATTAATCTCTTGGTCAGCAACAAATGCTTGTTTGTATTGATAGTCTGCAATGATAATCACTGCTTGTGGAATACTCTGAGGCTTTGCAATGTCATACAAAGCATCATAGAGTTTACGAAAGAATGTCGTGCTATCAATGTCAGTTGTCGCTGCCCATTTGCGGACGGACGTAAAGTCTTTTTCTTTCAGATGTTTGACAATCTGTGAAATAGAAATGTCACCAATCTGAGAGAGGATGCCTACATCAATCTTGCCGAGTTGAGAGTAGCGTTGTAGTTCATTGATAGCACGACGAAAATCTGGAAAGTGTTTTTTGATGAGTTCAGCAATTACCTTCTCATCATACTCAACTTTCTCTGTGTCTAGTATGTGTGTAATGCGTTTGAAAAAAGCAGAAGCCATCTTTGCTTTTTCACCATTGACCAAACGAAAATCAATCACAGCACAACGACTGTGAAGTGGTTCAATGATTCTGCTTTTGAAGTTACATGTAAAAATGAATGAACAGTTTACAGCAAACTCTTCAATTGCATTTCTTAGAATTGCTTGTGCGTTTGGTGTGAGATAATCTGCTTCATCAAGAATAACGACCTTGCGGCCGCCAGTAAATGACATTGATGATGCATAGTTCTTTATCTTTACACGAATTGTATCAACACCATTCTCATCAGAACCATTGAGAATCATGTAGTCGCAACCGATCTCGTTGCACATCGCCTTGGCGATTGTTGTCTTGCCTACGCCCGCCCCACCAGTCAGAAGGAGATTGGGTATCTCCCTCTGATTTACGTACTCTTGAAAAGTTGTTTTCAAGCGGTCTGGCAGTATGCACTCTTCTACCGTCTGAGGACGATAGCGTTCTACCCACAACAGGTGATCCATTGTATTTCCTCACAAAAATCATAATAAAAATAAAGTATATCAGTCCGAGTTCAAAGAAGCAAGAACTTCAAGATAAGGTTCCTTAACACGCCAATCAATGTTGTTTACACCATAAATGATTGTGTGTGGTTGCAACTTACCTTCTGAATCAGGCTCAATCAATTCAAATACAGATGCTACGATATCTGCATTAATCGCAATCGAATCTCCATAATAAGATTGTGATGCGTTTGTAAAAATTTTCATTTTTGCCATATTATGCCTTTTCAAATTTAGAACCAGTTTCGGTTGCAATCCAGTATTGAAGATTCAATATTTTGTGTTTGAAGTTTGAAATACCTTTTGATGAAATCTTTACATCATAAGCACCAGAAATCATCTTCAAGTTTTCAACTTTGAACAACATCTTATATTTGTTACCTGTGCTAGTTGCAATCTCAAGTGACTCTGTGTGAGCAGCATCATTCTGAGGATCAAATGTGGTAACAAAAACTTTCTGACCATCAGACTCAATTGCAATATATGGTGAAGAAAGCACTGCTGATGCTTTCAAAATCCAATCGAAATCTTCTTGTGTAAGTGTCAAAGAAATTTCTGGCTCAGGCATTTCAATTGCTTTATCTGGTGCAACGACAATTGAACTTGGCGCACAGAAACGATACTTGATTTTACTACGGCCTTGTAATCCAGAAATGATTACATTGTTATCTTGAAAGTCAAGATTTGGATCATCTTTGTGTAAAGATAGAACAGAAAGAAAATTGTTCAAGTCATAAACACCGAAGTCAGTTGGAAATTCATCGGTGATTGTGGCTTCGGCCATCACATTCTTTTGAGCAGACACGGTACGTAGTGTTTTGCCTTTTTTGAACATGATACCTTGATTGATTGAAGCAAAGTTCTTCAAAACTGAAAGTGTATCTACAGATAGTTTCATAATTTATTTCCTCGTCAAATCATGGTTATGTAAAGCCATTATAGCATAGTGAACAACTTTAAGCAAGTCATCTCTGTTATAGCCGTTCTTTTTACCATAACGCTGTGCATACTTCATAATGTTTCCAATAAAAAATCCTTCACCGTGCCCACAGTCTATGATGAATTCTGAAGTTTGGAATTTGTTTAATGAATAGTGTTGGCCGTATGTCTTGTCGATGTATTGCTTCAGTTCGGCAAGAATACGATCTTCACTATACTTGTACTCTATCAAAGTCTACCAGTGTACTGTGCAACAGCGGGCATGTTGCCAGTAAATGCGTAAGTACCAATGTGTTGTGTTTTCATCCATGGACACAAGAATACTTTACCACCCATCTTGCGCCACATCTGACAGAACATATAGTCCTCTGATAGATAACGCTCTGAGCCACCACCAACACACGAATCTTTGGTATCAATTACAGTATCAAAGTATGCATGAATGTAACGTGAACCATCGAAGTGTGCTTGACCAATGTGATCAGGTTTGTACTTGATGAATGGATATTCTTTTTCCATCTTTGTAAACACTTCACGTTTGATCATCATGTGACCCGTACCAATCTCCATTACTTCTAGAGGTTCAGATACTTGGAATTGTTGTGTGCCTTTAACAACGTTAAAGACATATTCACCAACAAGATTCTCAAGTTCTTTTGGATTCAGGTCTGGATGCTTACGTGCAGTCTCAGCAATGTTACCCCAATTGATAGACTTCTTGGGATATGGGCCACCAATAACATCTTTATCAAGAGCCATCAGAGCAACGATATCATTTGGATCGAAATGAATATCGGAGTCAATGAACATCATGTGTGTGAAATCTGTGCGTAGAAATTCATCTACCAAATAATTTCTTGCTCTTGTGATGAGTGATTCGTTGAAGAGGAATGAAAACTTAGTTTCAATACCATATCGAATCATGATGGTTTGTAAGTCAAGGCATGACTTCATGTACAAACCGTGATTCATACCACCATACATCGGTGTTGCCACAAATAGTTTATTTTTTCTTAGTTCTTCAAGGTTAACTTGTAGTTGCATAATTTATCCATAAAAAAAGAGTAGGAACACATACTAATAT